TGCTGCATAGCTGTTGTGATTGTGTTTTTGATTGTTGTTCGCTTTACGGATTGAATAGCTATGATGCATGGTTCATTTGGTTCCAGCCCGTTTGCAGTATTCCAAACGCCGTCATGGATTCCTTCAATTGTTACTGCCAAGCCCTGTTCTTCACGCATGCGAATATATTGCACAACGTGAGCCAAGCGATCTCTGACGGCTTCGGACATTGCGAGTGATTGAATGTCTACACTGCGATCTTCAAGCAAACCTGTATCTTGGTTGCGAATAAAGTGCCTGATTTCACGGTTGGCTGGGCCGTTGGATTTAACGACTGCGCCATCAAATACTGCGTTTCTTGTGTATGGTACGTTTAAATCCCTGCATCTTTGCTTTCCTGTGCCTTCGTCTACTTGCCACACGGCGAATGCAGAGCGCACACCATCAACGATAGCGGATGTCCCTCTGATTTTATTACGCGCTTCCTCTGGCGTTGAGATTGGTTCTTTGGCGTCAACTTTTGCCATGTGGTGGTTGACCATTACAGTTGCGCCTGTTTCTGTAGCCATCTGCGCCAAAAGCCCCATGAACGCTGCCCCTGCTGCGGGATCAGCGTTGACATCCGCGTGAACGAAAGATGCAAGCGGGTCAATAACAATCAGCTTGAGGTTTTCCATCTCCAGCATTTGATCATAAATGCGAGAGAACTCTTCTCCCATGAGGTAGGTGTTATCGAACTTCTGCATGATTGGAAACACGCCACCGAGGTTTGGCAACGGCAAGACACGTAGCTTGTGATCATAGGTTTCACGATAGCGCATGGGATCTAACCGAGAGATGCGACGATGCATTTCGTCTTTATCATCCTCTGCCGTGATAATGATTGCGTCTCCATGCTCTGCGACCAGACCACCGAATGCATTTTGCATAGATGCGCCAGAGGCAACCTTCATTGCCAAGTCAAGCGTCATCATGCCTTTACCACTATCACCCGCTGCGGCGAACACCACTGGTACACCGAGAGGTATTGTGTTTCCGATAAGAAACTTTTGTTCGGGTGCGACACCAATGAAATACTTGTCTACAATCAGACTATCATCCAAAAGAGATATTGGTTTTTTTACTTTACTTTCATGGTCTTTGAGAAACTTTTTAATGTTAAAGTCTTCTTCGATAGCGTCCGCAGCGTCCCACTTTTCTGGCTTTGTGGATGGGATTTGCAACATCACTGTGGACTTTGCACCTGCGTTTTTTGCTTGTGCCTCTACGATCTTTGCGAGCTTTTTCCCTGCCTCATCGTTGTCAGGCCACAGGATTAAATCTTTGTTCCGCAATGGCGTGAAGTCAAACTTGCTTGCTGTATTTTCAGAAAGCATACCTGCGCCACCAATGGTGCATGTCGCTGTGTAGCCTAACTCGTTAAGAGCGTCCGCGCATTTTTCCCCTTCAACCCAAATTACCTTGTCGGCACTTACAATGTCGGGTATGTTATATAAGGGTCTAGGATCGGGTATTCCTTGGCCTCCGCTCATGAACTGGCGAAATTGTTTCTTTGGCTTCCCTTTCCCATCTCGAACAATTTCGCCAGTTTCATCCCTTTCAAAGTATTTCCGAACTGTGACAAGCACCTGCCCATTCTCGTCAGTGTAGTCGTACTCTTCTTCGAAAGGTGTGTTGGGTCCAATCTGAGCCTTCACAATCTTTTGTTCGGGTTTTTGAAAGCCAGTTGTTGCTGTGGTGTTTGTTACCTGAAAGTTTTCGGGCTTGTTTAGCTTCACAACATTCTCTGGTGGGAGTGTGATGTTTTTGGATAGGTGGTGCGAAAAGTATTCCGCAACCTCTTGGATGGACCAACCGCGTCCTTCTTTTAGGATTTTGGTAATGCCGCCCACACCATCACCTGACTCAAAATCTTTGCCTTTTAAAAACCAAGGACTTTTCGTGTCGATGTTAATTCTAAGCGACTGGCCTTTTTCTCCGCTTAGTGAACCAAGCAAAAAATCATTTCCGCGCCTAATGCCGTTTGGGAAGGTTTCAATTAAAGCGCGAAGCTGAACATCTCTTGGAACTTCTTCTGAAATTCTTTGCGCTACTTCCCTTGCATTCTTGCCAAACTGTAAAATATTCATTATCTTGTTCCTACCTGAACCCTTTATACTAAATGTGGGGTGCGCTTTTGATCGGGTTGCACCTCACATTTATTCCTCCCAACAAGTCTCCCGATACTCGCAAAACTTACAGAGGAAAAAATCTTTCGTCTGAGCGATGCGAGGTAGAATGTCACCTGCTTTTGCAGCGGTCAAGATATTTACTGCCCTATCACTAGCCTCCTGCGCAAGTGGTGCATTGTAGGGTACTAGCTCATAATAGATTTCAGACGTGTTTTTATTGACCACTGTGAAGAGCGCAGGGTTCTCCGTTAGGTCCATATATGTTTGATAGAGAGCGATCTGCGTTGCGTAAGTTGGATTTGCTTTAGCCACGCCCATGCGAACAAATGCTTGAAACTTTTTATCGTTAGCAGATTTGTTTTCCCAGAGCGCGGGATAGCCCATAGCCACGGGTCCATCACAAATAACGCCGTCTATGTGTCCGCGTATTTCACCATCTGCTATTGCAAAGCCAAATTGTTCGCCTTGTCTATCTTCTGTGCGTAGATCAAACCCTGCATCTTTAATCCACTTGGCTGCATAATCTTCAATGTTGTGACCGAACTGAAAGATTCTCAACGTCTTTGCACTGAACTCTTTGTCAGGATCTATCGGGTAGTTGAGATAGCGATACTGTATTTTGCGCTGACACTCATCACCAATACTAGATGCGCCAATATACTTACGGCGCTCACGCCTTTTTTCATTTAAAACAATCGCATTATCAACGGCTGCTTTGATGTGATCTATGGTTGGATCAGAATTAGAAGGGGATTGAAGTAGAGGGCCAAGTGCCTGTTGACTTAAAGTAGGTTTCTTCGAGTTTTCCAATTTCAATCTCCGCTGCTAGATTTTGTGCTTCTTGAATGCCAAATATTAAGGTGTGAACTTGATCTTCTGTTAAATCAGAAAATCGAGTATCCCACCCAAACTTGCCAAGTATGTGAGCCAACTCTTCAATTGGCTTTGGTGCTGATGATGCTGTCAATGTACCGTTTCCTCCTGTAATCCGAACAATTCTATGACTTCCTCTACTTCGTCCGGGTCTGCATCTTTGTTTCTGAATCCAATATTTAGAACCTCACTGCCCTTTACCATCACAGAAGCTGCTCCGAATATTACTTCATTGTCGGCTTCTTCCAGATGGTCTTCGATAATTTCATTTGCTCTGTCTTGTACTTCGGAGAAATTACTTGAATCGTTGACCCAACAAATCATCTTGATTTCAGATGTTTCGACAGAACCATTGCTCTTCTCCGCAAGCATGAGGTACATTTCAAATCTCGGCATCAGGTTTCTCCACAATGCATTTGGCTAAATCACTAATAAGATTAGTTGCTGCCCTTGTGTTTAACTCTACATGACCAATCTCTTTTCCGTCTACCCACATGTAAACAACTGGGCCAGTCTTGCCCTCTCGCACTGTGATTAATTTAATTTGCAAAGAGTTTATGTTCTGCTGCATAGAAAGCTCTTTCTAAAGCGTCTTTGTTCCAGAAAAAATTCAAAGCGCACCCTGCTTTGTATTTTGTCCACGAGAAGTCCATTGGACTGATTTGAATGCCTTGGTCCAACAGAAGGCTTCTTTGCTTATCAGTGGCTCTGTTATTAAGCCAACGCTTACTTTTGTTAGCTGCATCACTGTCCTCAATTTCGCGCAAAAAATCGTCTGCTGCTGACATGGCGTGAACTTTCTCGCCAATCGCTACTGTGCGAACGCGACCCTTGTTTTGCTTTACCATTGCAATCCACATGTTTTCTTGAAGGTGGCCTACAAATGCAAATCCTTGGAATCCCATAGCCATCAATGCATTGCCCTCTTGAAATGGGCTGATCCACATGAATGGAGATAGCTGCATTAAATCGTATTCGGTCATAATGAATTTTTCGAGTGCAGCTTTTTCTTCTGCTAAAAACTCGTGACCGCAGATAGGGCATTCTGATACACGCGCATGAACTTCTGCCTCGCACTCTGGGCAGATTTTTGTTGGCGCTTCGCCCTCTTCTTCTTTTTTCCTGCCATCCAAGTTTGCGACATCATCAATGCTGCCATGCGTAATTACAGACGTTCCAAAGTCCATAACGATGCAATCAGTCTTGATTGTGTTTGGATACAACTCTGGATCAATGATGCGTAGCCCACGACCAATCATCTGAACCATAGTGCCTTTCTGAGAGCAGGGACGGGTCAGGACAACACATGACACGGGTGGAGCGTCAAA